AGGGTCAACATACCACGACTTCGACAGCTCATCCCAGAAGACCGCGGAGGTCAGGGGGATGGTCTCGCCAGCCAGGAACGCACGGGGCGACAGGGCCGTCATGACGAACTTGGTGAAGTCGCCGTCGTAGGCGTTCGAGTTACCGGCGTTCGACAGCAGGTGCGACGTGATGGTCTCGCCACCAACGTAGTTGTTGCTGGACAGGACCGGGACACCGTAGGTCTTGAGGATCGCGGTGTTCTGGAGCTTGTTGCCCTCAGCGGTGATGTACTCCCCGTTGATCAGCGTTTCCGCTTGCGACAGCGTGTAGAACACGTCCGGCTTGCAGACCAGGACCACATCGTCGTTACGCGGGTCAACGTCCTTAAGCTCCATCTTGGCCAGCAGGCGGGCCAGAGCAGCAATCAGCTTCGCCGGGTCAGCGGCATCACCAGCCAGGGCCAGCGTTTCCAGCGAGCCACCGAAATGGCCAGCGGGCTTGCCCGTCGAACCTTGGTAGTAAGCCGACTCGGTACCCTGCGACGCCTTGGCGCCTTGGATGAAGAAGACTTGATCGCGGAACTTGCCGATCTTCTTGCCGTGCTCCAGGCCGATTTCCTTACGGGCATCGTAGCTGGTCTGGAAGACATCCAGCAGGGGCAGGGATTCACGGGCCAGGATCACGGTGTCGATCGTCAGGCTGGCCTTCGAGGCATCCGACTTCGTACCGTTCGGGGTCACGCCCGGGACAATCTTCTGGAGGGTCGATTCACCCACCGCAAAGTTCTGGATCGTGGTCGTGCCCTTGACGGAGCGCATCGGGACCAGACCTTCCAGCACGGAGCGGCGCTTGATGGTGCCTTCCACGATGCCGGTGTATTGTTCAATCGCCAGGGCCAGCGGATCAGCGCCCTGGTTCAGCGCATTCGGGCGCTGGACGACAAAAGTGTCGAGAGACATTCAGGTTCTCCTGAGTTATGGGAAAGGTAGCCGCCCGAATGGTGCAGCTACTATGGGGATCGGGTAGGGATCAGGGACGGAATGCCCGACGACGGGCAACCAGGGCTTGATACTCGGGGATGTTGTTGTCCACGGCGCGGCTACCGTACTTCACCACAAGGGCGGACACGGCAGCAGCGAAGTCCTTCGGACCCAGGGCATCAGTACCACGGGGCTCAGGGACACCACGAACGTCAGCGACGGCGGCCACACCAGTCTTGGTCAGCGCCTTACCGGCCGCCTCGTAGACCGTCTTGAGGTAGACCGCAGCAGCCTTAGCTTGCAGCGGACCAGCCTTGAACATGGCATTGATCGCGGCAGCTTCGTCATCGTCGGCATTCTCACGCGCCCAGCCTTGGACTTCCGCCCACTGCTCGGCACCGCCGAAGACACCCAGCACAGCGGCCGTGGTCTTGTCGTTGACTTCCTTGGCCTTGGTCGTGGCCTCAGTGAAGCTGGCCTCAGCCAGGGCCACATGCTCCTGCCATCCGGCCTTGGCGCCAGCGGACAGGGTAGCTTTCAGCAGGGAGAAGTCCCCGGCCTGGGCCAGCTTGACAGCCTCGTCCTCGGGCTTAAGGCCAGCCTTGGCAAAGAAGGCCAGGGCAATGTCCATCTTGACATCACCCGTGGGTTCGAACTTCGCCACCGGGGCTTCGGCCGGGGCAGCCGGGGCCGGGGTGGGGACGACCGGGGTTGCCCCCGGGGTCACGTCCAGGCTTACCGCTTGGGCCGGGGTTTCGGCTGCGGCGGGCGCTTGGACTTGTACGGGCTCGACGGGTACGACATTGGTAGGATCGCTCACGGTTGGGTTCCCTGTGCTTGTGCCTCAGCCCCGGCTACTGCGCCTGCGGTCTGGGCTTGGTTATCGATGGCTGCCGCTTGTTGCGACTGCATCTGTTCGTCGGAGAGAAGGTAACGGCTGGACTCAATGCCACGACCCGCTGCCAGGGCGGAGGCCACGGCAGAGATGTTGAGGCGGGCCAGGAAGTTGGGCGGCACGGTGGACATGGTAGCCATATCCTGCAACCACAGCTTGAGGTTCTCTAGGTCCCCGTTACGGGACAAGGCATCCAGGCCAGTAACGATGACGGGCTCGACAGCCTTGCCAGCAACGGCAAGGTTGATCGCTTCCAGTAGCCAGCGGGCCAGGGGCAACTGCATATCCACCGCGATGCGGGAATAGGCTCCACCCAGGCTGGCTTCCAGTTCCGTGGCCACCATCCGAATCTCTTCGGCAGTGACCCGCTCGGCGTCACGGGTAACCGCAGCGCCCATGAGGAACGCACGGCCCAGACGGTTGACGTAGACCGCGCTCATCTCGGCCTGGACCTTCAAGGCGGCAGCCACTTCGGACGCGGCTTGCACCAGGGCGAGGTCACCCTCTTGGCCCGGCAGGCACTCGCCGTTGCGGCTGTTCTTGAAGTCATCCGGGGTCGTCATGCCGGCCGGGTTGGCCAGCCAGCGGAACTCGGAGGCCAGGATCGCGCCGTTCAGTTGGGCCTCGGCCAGGGTGGACAGGGCTTCGAAGTCGCCGCTGTATTCCTCGACCAGACCTGTACCGTAGTCCGACTCGTCTGAGAGGTTCCAGGTCAGGGGATGGTACGGGAGCTTGTCCTTACCGTAGATGGTCTCGAAGTCCGGGCCAAGTTCATGGCTCTCAACGTACTGGCACTCCCTCCACTTCCCATCGGGCAGCTTGTAGATGTACTTGTAGTACTCGACCTCGGTGTCATCCTGGTACTGGGTAGACAGGACACCCTGGACCTTGGGGGCCAGCTCATCGAACTTGACCTTCTCGCAGATGACCAGCATCTGGAGGCGGCCCCGGATATCCCGCTTGGCCCGGTAGTACCGGAGGGACATGACCCGCAGGTCTTCCTCGCTGGTGTCCAGCAGGCAGTTGCCAGTGACGACCAGCAGCTTGATAGCCTGGAACAGCTTGGGGCGGGTGGCCCGCTTGTCCAGTTCCTTGACGGCCTTGGCCTCCCCGAGGGAGAGGATTTCCTGGAGGCTGTCCTTGCTAACGCCCGCGCCTTCCGCTTCCTGGATCAGCTGGTCGCTGGGGTCCATACGGAAGAAGGGACGGCTCGGGGCGAACAGGGCCAGCATCATCTTGTTGGCCAAGTGGTTGACCAACTGGGCGCCCACGGCTTGCCAGTCATGGGTAAGCTCGTCTTGGTCCTTCTGCCAATGCTCCGGAGGGAACAGGGCAATGAGGGTCAGGCTGGCGTACCGCTCGATGGAATACAACTTGTGCTGGAGTTTGCCAGTCAGGTTGGCCCAGATATCCTGGGGCTTCTTCTGGTCGTACTTCACAGCGATACTCCACCACCGGCTTGGCCGGAGTCAGCAAAGAATTGCCGGCGCCGCTTCTGGGTAGTGCCAGGGGCGTCAGCTTCCGCACCACCCAGGTCCAGGGAAACTTCCTGGTTGGCCTGCTTGGTGTTGGCCTCGACCTGGGCCTGAGCCCGGACGGACAGGGCCTCGCGTTCCTGGGCCAGTTGCTGGGCACGGGCGGTCTGCACGGCGTTCTGCTGGGCTTGGGCCGCAGCGGCATCAGCGTTGTCCCGGGCCACTTTGGCTTGGGCATCGGCCTGCTTCTTGGCTTCCTCGCGGGCCTTCTTGGCGGAGTGTATCGAAGCGCCAGTACCAATGGCAGCAATGGCTGCCGAGATAGCCGGGACCACCCATGCCCACCCACCTTGGTGGGGGAACATGGCCCGGAACTTGGCCCGGGTAATTTCACGTTCGGTCATGGTTGATCCTCGTAACGGTTGACGTACTCGACGTAGTGGTGCGCCTGGGGCTTGGCAATGGGGCTAGGCGGGGCAGTGATGTCCGCCTGCTTGAAGGCGCTAGCCGGAATCTTGACCCAGGTCGTGGTGCCCGGGGTGATCCACCAGAGGGAGAACTCACGGTCCGTGCTACCCTGCTCGACCATGCTAGCCCAGAAGTCAATCTCCTGGGCCGCCGTGTACTGGAAGGTTCCGGAATCCCGGGTACCCTGGTTCTCGTTGGTCACTTGCAGGACCAGCTTGTTCTCCAGGTACAGGTCACCCCAGTCCGAGATGATGACCCGGAACCGGTAGCCACCCGTGCTAGGGAAGACCAGCTTGCCAGTCCAGCGGACAGACAGGTTCTCGTTGGACACACCAGGAGGCAGGTCCCCATCCGAGGGAACCAGGACCAAAGGGGTCGGCACGATCTGAGTCACTACCGGGGTACCGGTGTGGTTCGTGTTCTGCCACCAGCGTTCCAGGACGCCTGCGGCACCCGGGGTAACCGTGGACGATCCGGCATCCATCAACCCTGGCTCGCCAAGGACTCCCCACCCGTAGATACGGATGGTACTGTCCAGGCTGGACGGGGTGTTAACCGTCACCAAGCGTTCATCCTCCCCGGGCTGGATCGCAGCAACCACTGCGGTCACGGTAGCCGTAGGCTCCGTCCCGATCAGGGTTCCATCCACATGCCGGACTGTCAGGTCCGTAAGGGTAACACCAGTTACGGAGATAGCAGCACCTTCTGCCGCATCAACCTGAGATTCCAGGGTTGGGTTCAAGCTATAGTCGAGCGTAGCCGAGACTACCACTTGCTCACCACTTATCCGTCCCCACCCTTTCAGGTCAATGGACATGGTTATGCTCCTACTACGAACCCTTCTCTAAGTTTCTTCAGGACTGCCTGTATCCCTAGCCGGTAGGCTACTTCACAGGGACTCATGTCCTTATTGACCAGAGGTGGTTCACATTGTTTCTCAAACTGCTCGTATGTAGTTCTATCCATACGGGCCAGCACTTTTGTATTCTTTACAGGATCAGTCATAGTGATTCCTACTACAGGTACTGGGCTAGGACCGGGACGGCCCAACGGAGTTGCCCGGGAGCCTCCGCTAGGCGCTCGGCCTCAAGAAGGGGACATACTTGGAAACCCTACTACGTACTTTGGTTATATCAGGGTTTACGAGAAGAAGAATTCCGACACCAAAACCTCGTCCAGGTCCAGGCTGCCCTTGCTCGGGGGCTCAGGCAGACCAGGGTACCGTAGGTACAGGTCCTGGATCGGGTCGTTCTCCGTGTACATCCGGTGGAAGGATTGCCTGATCAGCTGGAACAGCTTGTCCGCATCTGCCGCATGGGTCCCGTAATCGTCGTGGATCATGGCCAGGGATTCGATCCCCGCCTCGGACGCAGCCAGGGTGCAGAGATGCAGGTGGCTGGCATCCATGGAGTGCACGAAGTTCGGGGCCATCCCGCTAGCATGCTGGGCTAGGTCCGGGCTGTCCGTTTCCGTGAGTACCCGGATGCGCTCAACCCCGTGGAGGCGGGTGATGATCCGGTGAATCTCCGCTTCAAAGTACCCCTGAGTCGCCAGGAATCCAGAAGGAGTTGTCCAGGATACGACCGGGTCCGGGTCCGAGGCGGCCAGTCTCTCCTTCACTATGGCACGGCTTACCTTCCGGAGCCACGCCATTGCTTCCCGACTCTTGACCACCACGTCCCCGATTGCGGGCCACGCGCACTCCATCAAGGTCTGCGCTGCCTGTCGGTATTCCTCGGGCTTGAAGCATGGTGCGGACCCCTTCGCTAGGTAGTCCGATATCACGTAGTCTTCGGCGGATCGGCGCGTTACGCCATAGGGCGTGGTCATCACAGACCGCTTGACTACCGAGCGGGCGATACCGTGATCCAACCAGCGGGCTCTCAAGCCAGCTTGGTCCCGGGGCATCGCCGACATTCGTTTGGTGGCCGCCTCCGCCACTCGGCGGTAGATGTCCTCCATCGTGGTGTTGGCCGTCAGGTTCGTGGCTTGGCCGCCCACTTCGTCCCGCAGCATGGCGGAGAAGTTCTGCAAGCCGTTGCACGATCCGTCCATAGAGATGGGTAGGTACGATAGGAATTCTCCTGTGTTGTCCTGGATGTAGCCCTGGTATTCGAAGCACCACGCCAGGAACTGGAACGGGTCTCCGGCCTCCATCCACCCCACATTGGAGATGGGATCGGCTGCGAAGGAGAGGATCAGGTCCTGCCGCTCGACCACCCAGGCATGCCGTTCGGCCAGGGTAGCCTTATCGAAGCCCCACTTGTTGGCACCTTGGACATGGAACCAGCGGATTGCGCTGGGGGTATCCAAGGGCTTACCGTGGGCAAACGTGAGTAGGGCCTTCTGGAGGTCGGAACCCTGGGGGTTGACTCCATGGGTCATGGGGTACAGACGGCCACGGGAGTCAGCGAAGTACACGAAGTACAGGGCCGGCTCATCCTTGAACATCTCCGCTGCCCGGGTCGAAGCGTGGAACCGACCGAACCTGGACGTGGACAACTTGCGCCGGGTGTACCAATCCGACATGATCCGTTTCCACAACTTGAGGTCATGGGCCTGGGGCTCGGTCATGTTCTCCTTGTCCAGGGTGTCCAGCCACTCGGGCCGGTGAGGACGGGGGTCCTCGGCCTGGGACGGCAGCTCATCCAGCGACAGGTTGGCCTGGGCCAGGGCATAGATCGTGTCCAGAATCCTGGTGTTGATCTTCCACGGGGTACGCTGGAGGGCGTTGACCGCGCCCCGCACAATGGGCATGTCCTGGTTGCGAACCCGGGTGCGGGCCGTGGGGCTGCACTTCACGAGGTCATGATGCTGGCGACGTAGCTCGGGGGTGTGGAAACCGCCATCGATGTTGGTCGTCCAATCCAGGGGCGGGATCAGGCACGGCCCGTAGGTGGGCATGGTCTCGGCCACATGGGTCTTGATGTGGCTTACCGTGCGCTGCGCATCGTCTTGCAGGGTGACAGACCTGGGCAGTTGCTTGTAGCCCTTGCTGAGGATGGGGCCAATCTCCACCATCCCGATGCGCTCCAGGGCGCCGAGCAGGTAGATGCCCACCTTATCCCGGGCACCCACGCCCCAGTCCTCCCACTCGATGCCTGCCTTCTTGGCCTGCATGGTGAACACGGTCAGGCGGTGGCGCTCGTCGGTGCTGCGCCGGCGTCCGAAGTCGCGGGCCAGGGTGTGGTAAAGCTCCGGGTTGATGGTCTCGATCTGGGCTAGGACCAGTTCCCGATGCACGGTGCGGCCCAGGCTGTAGGCCAGGACTCGATGGCTGTCCGGCTTGGGACCCAGGATGGTATTCATCGCGGTCCGCACGGCCAGGAAGGCTACGGCCTCGGGGTCCAGCGGAGCCAGGAGCATGATGTCCCCGTGCTGCTGCCCGGCCTTGCCGGTTGTGGCCGCCTCAATGTCGGCCCGGATGAACTCAGCTAGGGGTAAGACGAAGGCCCGGTACAGGACCTTGGCGTAGGGATTCTGGTGCGCTCGACCGCCAGCCTCGGCACGGTCGATCATGTTCTGGGCACGGTGAATGCCCCCATTGTACATGCGCAACTCGCAGGCAATCTGGCGGTCAGTAGACATCAGTGGATCACCACACCTTTCCAATCCAGTTCATTGATACACAGGGCCTCATCCAGGACCATGACCGACACCTTGAATACCATCTCCTGGTTCCAGGTTTCCTCGATGATGTCGTACAGTTCCTTCTTGCGCTGGGCGGGCCAGTGCTGGAACAGGTCAGCGATCTGCTCGGCCGTGACGTGCCCGGCCTTTGCGAGGGCTAGAGAGTTTGCGAGCGGGTAAGCGAAGGGATGCATGGTCGGTCTTGGCGAATGAGCGGCGGATGTAGTAACCGCGGGCAATGCTGACGAAGGTAAGTAGGACGGTCAGTACCACATTGTGGAGGATGGGGAACGGAATCCCCAAGGCCCAGAAGTACAGCTGAGTCAGGCCCAGGTTCAGGCCCGTCCCTACAAACGTATTGGTCAGCGACTCCTTGAGGGAACGCTGGCGAGACTGGATCATCCCTTGTACCTATCGTCTTCGCCCGTCTTGGTCAGGACGAAAGTCAGGAGGAACAGGATGCAGCACGCAGCGTGGGCAAGGTGGGACTCCCCGGACTCGGGGTCCAGGTCCTCGCCCTTGACCCAGGAGAAGATGTGCCGCAGGCTGGACGAGACCAGACGGGTCCAGGCAAAGCCACCGCGCCAGTTGTTGGCCGCGTACTTCTTGGCCCCAAAGGTCATGACCCGGCCCACCGCTTCGAGTGCTTCGAACGGGAGCAGAGCCAGCAAGGGCTTGCCATCGTCGTGCTTGGTGCCGCCACCAACCTGGGCAATGGGGTCCAGGATGGCGGCCCGGACTTCCGTTGCCGTGGCGTATTCGCTCGGCACCTTGATGCTGGGCAGGGCCTCGAACCGGAAGGAGTACATCGGCACGGGCTGGCCGTGGTCACCGATGACGGTCACCATGGGCTTATGGTTGGTATTCGGCTTACTCGTCGCCATCACCATGTACTGGCAGTCCTCGGTGATGTGGTTGCCTTCGCTAGTAGCAATGGCGCGGACCATCTGGCCCACGGTGAAGTTCGTTTGATTCTGTGCCATGTTGTTCCTTAGTTAGAAAGGAGGGCCTTGCGGGTCGTCATCGTATTCTCGGTGTATCGACCACGGGACCAGCCCAGGCAGTGGCCGCACCGATACTTCTGGTACTTGCCTGTCTGGGTATAGACGAAGCCACGGGGATGCACGTCCTCGCTGCCACACTTGGGGCAGGACGCAACCTCGGGGTCCTGATACGCAGCCACGTTGGGATGACCAACGATGAAGGGGCGCATCTTGATGTAGACCTTCTCCGTGGACACGATGTCCCGGATGTTGTACTTACGCATGGCCGCCCACGCCTTGGGGTTACCAGCCAAGCATTGCTTCCACAGTTCGATACCGGGGAACTCCGAGTGGTGATCCTTGGGGGTGTCGGTCAGGATCGTGGACAGGAACTCCAGCCGGTTGCTGGTAAACTTGGCGATCTTGCGGGCCTCTTGCAGCGTGTCCACACAGCGGAAGGTGGACGGGGGCGGCATGCCAGCAATCAGGAAGCGGGCATTGATCTTCTTCACGTCGAAGGCAATACCGTTCTGGGCAACCACGATATCGGCAGCATCCAGAATCTTCCACAGGGGCAGGAGTAGGAGGGTGTCGTCCCGATAGTCTTCCTGCTCGGACGTGTCTTGGTACATGACCTCATTCACGCCGAGCCACTTCGCAGCGAACGACATGATAGACCAGTCCTGGAGAATTTGGGCCGGGCCAATGTTCTCTTTGAACGTGCGCCACACGTAGGCCACGATGGGGCTGGTCTCAATGTCCAGGGTCACGATCCTGGGGCGGGGGATGTGATCCCAGTCAGTAATGCTACTGGCCTTGGGCTTGCGGCGGCGGGCCGCAGCGAACTTCTGTACTGGGTATCGTTGCATAATCTCTACTTAGCTAAGGCTCGTTTGGTCCGGGCCTTCTTGTTGCGGGCTATCCGCTTCTCATCGTCGGTGCGGTGAGTGGGGTAGACTTCGGGATGGGGCTGGCTGGCCAGATACGTGCCCACTCGGGACAGGAATCGGGCGAACCGGGTCAGGTCCTTGAGTTTGTTGCGGGCTCGGTTGTTCTCCAGGTGGCCTAGCATGGCGTTGCATCCCCGGTGGAGGACGCCCCGCATGTGGCCGGTTGCATGGTCATGGTCTGCTACTACCTCATCAGCCGGGATCAGGTCCCGGCACAGGGCGCAGCGCCCGTCCTGGTCAGCCAGGGTCTTGGCCCGCCACTCGGGCAGGGTCTTTGCTGTCAAACGCATCGTGCCTCCAACTCGGTGCCCGCAACTACCAGGGCATCCATGTCGCCTTCTTCTAGTTCTTCTACCCCGAAGGCTTGGGTATAGTTCCGTATGCTGGCCGTCGCATCCGTCCGCATCCACAGTAGGCCGGCCTGCTCGACGAACCGGTCAGCCCATGTCGCGGGGTACGCCAGCTTGTACGCCTCGACCACCCGCTGGAAGTCGGATTGCGTATCGGCCTTCTCGCCCAGCCATGTGTAGGCCCGGGCCTCCCCGCACTGCACGGGCTTGTTGCCCTTGCCCAGCGGGACCGTGGGGCAGCCGGGGATGTTGTCCGCCGTATCGCCCATGAGCATCTGGAGCCAGAACCAATACGGCCCGTAGGGTAGATCGTTCTCTACCTTGGACTCTCCCCTCTCCAGGTGGACCAGGGTGTCCTCCTTCCAGCCTACATGCAGGCCGGGGATCATACGGAAGTCCTTGTCCCTGGTAAGCAAGGCCACGTTGCGCGGCCCGCCCAAGTGACCGGCACGGGCGCAGCCATCGTCAGCTTCCCGGTCCTCCCACAGGACCATCTTCTCATCCCGTTCCAGGTAGGTCCGCATACCGGCCCAGTTCTTGGGCTTGCGACCTGAGTCGCGCTGCCCCTGGTACGGCTTGACCGTGGCGATCTTGAACCGCTTGCCTTTGTGGGACCAGTCCGCAGTCAGGTGCAGCTTGTACTTCTCGGACCCAGACAGCCGCATCTTGCGGGCCACGAAGGAGTCAAAGTTCCGGTGTGCATCCAGTAGCGGGGTGTCGTCATTGCCTGCGAAGTAGTACGCGGCGTAGTCCCCGTCGATGTGCAGGCACCGATCAGGGACGACGGCCAGGGCAGGGTCCGCAGACCCCACCTTGCCCGCCAGGGCCGCCAGCTTGGCGGCGTCCATTACCAGGGGATATCGTCGTCAGCCGGGTCCGCCTTGGCCGGGGCCTGGGTCACGCTCGGGCCAGCCTTGGGGGCAGCCGGGGCAGGGTCCGCAGCGGGGGCAGGGGCCGGCTCGTTGCGCTGGTTCACCGGGGCAACGAGGTCCGCAGTGCGGCCAGCAACCTGGAGCGCGTTGTAGATCGGCGAGCCCTTGAAGTTCAGGGCCTTGCGGACCGTTTCCTGCATCCAGTTCTTGCCATCCATGAACAGGGTATCCCACTGCTCGACATCGGCGTGGTCCCAGATCAGGACCCGGACCGGGGTGAGCGGCTCGGCCACCTTGACCTGCATGGGCTCGCCCGTTTCGGGGTTCTCATACGTGGTCGGCAGGATGGTGTACCCGGCATCCGTCTTGAGTCGGACGTAGACCTCATTCGGGTTGGGGTTCTTCGCATCCTTGGGTTCGTGCACAATGGTCGCACGGTACGCATTGCCCAGCAGCCCGACGAAGTTGGACTTGGGTTCGTAGCAGTTCATCAGCTTAAACAGCTTGATGTAGTTGCTCTTCTCGTTGGTGCCCACCGTGTCACGGAGCGTGACCAGATGCGGAATCTTCTTGCCATCTGCCTCGACCGGCTGGTGCTTGGGGCCGCTCACTTCGAAGACGAAGATGCAACGGGGCTTGTCCTTCTTCACGCCCTGGAAGGTGGACTCATGGTTGCCAATCTCCACGTAGCCCACGAAGCGCAGGCGGCAAGCGCCGGCAGCAGGAGGGGCGAAGTCGCCGCCACCCTGGGTGGGCTTGGTCAGGTCAGGGGCCTGCTGTTCCAGGGTCCCTTGCAGTTTGTTCAGATCAAGTGCCATCTCAATTCCTTTCCCATGAAGGGATATAGTTGTCAAAGAATGTGGACCGGACCCAACGTCGGGCACGGGCCGCTTGTTCTTCCAGCCCCTCGATCCGACCTTCGTCGGCCATGCTAAGGCCAGCCGTGGTCTCGGAGGGGACAGGCAGGGGCAGCTTCAAGGAGAACAGGTTCTCCATGTAGCCAGTCG